TCGCCAGCCTCGCCCAGCTTGCGCAGCTCGCCCGTGGTAACGCCCAGGCCAGCGGCTAGCGCACTGGCGAGCCGCGGGGTTTGCTCCATGACGCTGTTGAGCTCGTCGCCGCGCAGGGTTCCGCTTGCCAGGCCCTGACTAAGCTGCACCAGGGCGGCCTTAGCGCTTTCAGCACTGCCGCCACTGATGGTGACGGCGTTGCTGATGGCCTCGGTAACGCCCAATAAACGCTGCTGCGATACGCCCAACTGTTCACCCGCTCGAGCCAGCGATGCGTAGGTGCCGCCCAGGTCGGTGAAGCTGACGCGGGCGCGCTGGGCTACGTCAAAGAGTGCTGCGTAGGCGGTTTTGGCTTCGCTGGCGCTGCCAGTGGCCAGTTTGAGTTGGTTACGCAGGGTGGTTACGGCGTCGGCAGCGTCAATGATGGACTTAACCGAAAACGCTGCCCCCATGGCAAGGGCCAACTCTTTGACGCTTGACACGCTTTCTTTGGCGTTGGTGGCCATGCCGCGCAGCCCGGTGCCAACGCGGTCGAGTCCGCTTTGAACTTCGTTTGCGCCTTGCAGGGACAGTTTGATGCCAATGTCGGTTGTGGCCATCAGGCACCTCTATTGCTGCTTGCTGCGGGCTTGCGCCCACACTTCCAAAACGGCCCGCTCAGCGGCGCGCACGGCCGCGAATGCAGCGCGGCGCTCGTCGCCTTGCAGGGTGTAAAAATCTTCGTCCATAAGCACGCGCAGGCCCGCGTAGTCCAGGCCCGTGGCACCCCCCATGCCGACACGCCACTGCGTTTGCGCGGATTGCCAAAGCGCCCAGGCTTGCAGGTTGCAGGGCCAGAGGTAGTGCTCCTCGGGTTGTTGGCCACCGGCGCCTGCAAATACGGCTGCAAGTAGGGGGTTGGCATGGCGTTCTTGGTCGTTGGGGCGGTTGCTTGCTTGCTCGTTGTCGCGGGCCTGCGCTGCAGCAAGCTGGGCTAGTTTTTTTCCTTGGCGCCCACGTCGGTCATGTAGGTGCGAAACGCAATGACGGCGATGCCGGGAATCTTGCACAGGGCGCGGTAGTTCTCAGCGGTGTAGGGCAGCGGCTTGTCGTCGTCGCCGCGCACACCGGACCAGTCCTCAATCACGTCGAGCATGAAGTCGGTTAGGGTTTTGTCGGTTTCGTCTTTGAGGCGAGACTGGATCTGGTCTGCGTCCAGGCGCTGGCAGACAAGGCCAAAGTCAAATGCCTGGTCTGCGCCGGATTCGCTCTTGATGCTGCCCTTGACTTTGATGCCGACCTTGTCGGATACGGTGATTTTGATTGCCATGATGGTGTTGTCCTGATGGTGTTGCCTGATGGTTGGGTGGCCACGGCTGCCAGCTCAGGGCGGACTGGCGGGCGACTGGGAGGAAGCGCCCTGCCGTGGCCTAAACGGTGCTTAGTAGCTGATCAAGCGGCCCAGCATGCTGATGGAGCACTGCACCTGGTTGACCTGGCCAGACTGCATCTGCGGCACTTCGGACACGCTCATGTAGCCGTAGCCGTAGCTGTTGCCACCACCGGCCACAATGCGGAAGGCGCACTTGGTGTTGGTTCGGCTGATGCCCAGCATGGACTTGTAGGTGGCATTGGCGGGGTCGTGAGCCAGCGTGAGTGTGGTCGTCACGGCGTTGAATCCGACGGGGATCTTGATGCCGTTGCGGGCTGCCAGCAGCTGCACATCGGTGAACTTGGTGTCGCCGCCGCTGTTGCTGATGGTCATGACCTGCGGAATGTCGGCCCAGCCACTGACCAGCTGCGCCGTGCCCGTGCCGCTGCCGGGGGCAAAGTAGGTGGTGCTGGAGCTATCCAAGCCAGTGATCTGGAACGTGTTGGCGTCTTGCTGGTCAACGCGGTAGATGGTGTTGGTGGCATCCTCCCAGCCGCTGGTGAGCAGGATTTCGTCCAGGTCTACATACCCGTGCGCTGTGCTGGTGGCAACTGCCGGGTTGGCGTTGGTCAGCGCCGTGATGGTTTTGGCGGATGCAAAGGTGGTGCTGAATTGGAACTTGGCACCTTCGGGGAAATTGAAAGCCATGGTGGGGTCTCCTTGGGGGGTTGGTTACAGAGTGTGGTCGGGGCGGGTCAATCTGTCGGGGTGACTGGTTTCAGGCAGGCATGATTCGGGTGGTGTACTGGTCTATCCATATGACGGTGCTGGCCTCCATGCTGTCGAGCTGGCCGCTGTCGAACTGCGCGGGGGCGTGCTGGGGGCTTGGGCGGTAGCCTTGTAGCGCGACTTTGACGCTGGTGCGCAGGGTGTCGAGGGCGTCGCTTTGGTCTGCGCTGGCCTTGGTGCGCATGGCCTTTTGCACAATGGCCACGGCCCAGACCTGCGTGGGGGTGCTGTAGGCACCGTCCAGGGTCAGGGCGGTGCCCGTCTCTGCCACGGGAATGACGAAGGCGGCGGGCAGTTGCACGGCCTGCAGGGTGGTCTCTGAGAGGTCAAGCGCCCCGCCCACAAATTTGAAGGCGGGGCACTGATCGGCAATGCGGGCGATCCAGGGTGCGGTATTCATTGGTTGGTGCCGATGTAGCGGTTGATGGTGTCCACGATTTGCTGGCGTGCCTGCGTGCTCAGGCCAATGAAGGGGCGCGCGGGGATGCGCACTTTGTTGGAGCGCCCGGCGGTGCCGCCGTATTGGTGGATGGCCGCGTAAGGCAGGCGGGTGCCGACGGTGACGCTGGATGCCTGCACGTCAAAGATGCCCCCCTCGCCGGGCTTGCCGATGCTGTTGCGCAGCAGGCCCCTATCGAGCAGGGCTTGGGCGGTCGTTATGGTGGACAACACACCGGCCTTGGTGCGTTTGCCGCTTTTGGTGTACAGCCCGCCTTTGGAACGGTACAAGCGACGTGCGCGGGCCAGGCGGGTAGCCAGGGTGAGCGGCTTCCACGGCGTGCCGTCTGGGGCGTGCTGGCCTTTGAAGTTGTCCAGTGCGTCATTGCGCAGGATGTTGCCCGCCTGCTGCATTACTGGGCGCAGGTTGCCAATGCGCTGCGCCAGGCGCGTGAGCATGGTTTTAAGCTGCGCGTCGTCTATCTGGATGGATAGCATGGCCGTGCGCGTCCATCAGGTGGGGAGCAAGGCCGCCAGGGCGGTGTCGGTTATCAGGCGCTCGGGCGCATACACGGCCCCTGCGCCTGCGCTGGCGGCGTTGGTCTGGTCGGCAATGGGCAGGGCTACGCGCCCGGCTGCAATGGCTTGCAGCTCCTTGAGCGCGTCGTGGTAGGCGATATAGGCCGGGTGGTCTTGCGCAGTGTCGCGCCGCCACAGGTTGTAGCGGGCAATGAGGGCGCACAGGCGCTTGAGAACTGGCGGCGCAGGGTCAGGCACGGGCGCAGGGGTGACCATGCGCACATAGGCCATGACCTCGGCCTCGGCATCGTCTAGGGCGGACTGCACGGCATTGGTGTCCTCGCCTGCAGGGGCGTCGCGGTCGGCCAGGCGGGCCACGTCGTCCGCGCCCAGGCGCTGCTCCAGCTCGGTGCGGGTCAGTATCGCCATGATGGGCTACCCCTCCCCGCCGCCGCGCTTGCGCCGGGGGGGCGTTTTGCCACTTTGGGGGGCTTGCGGGGCCTCGGGTGCTATGGTTTCGATAGCTAGAGACTCAGTGTTTACGCGGGCCGGTTGGTTGTTTTGCGCTGCATCGGTCTCGTTGGCCGTTTGCGTGGCAATGCCAGCCTGCAGCCACTGCGCGGCCATGGCGTCGTCGGCTTCAATGCACACGCCAGCGGCCAGGGATTGGCGCCCCAGTGTGGCGGCTTGGAGCAGGGTAACGCGCATGGCCGGGCCTCGCCTTTAGTTGCTGGTGGTCAGCTTCACCAAGACGGCGGGCTGGTGCACCAGGGGCAGGCTGTTGCTTTGGGTGTGAATGACGGTGCCGCGCCCGCCTTCTTTTTCCCAGGTTTTGACGTAGATGGGCAGGCCCACGGTGTTGACGGTCTCGTTAAAGTCCGCCGGGGCGTAGTAGGTGGCGAAGGTGTCCAGGGTGCCCAGGGGGAAGGCGTGGCCTTCCTGCGCGGTGATGAGGCGCGAACCGTTGACGCTGGCGCGGTACTCGACGAAGTTGATCCCGCCAAAGGTAAAACCCTTGCGCTGGTCGGTGCCCAGGCGGGTGGATGCCTCGCTGTGGTACTTGTAGGCGTCCACCACTTTGGCGTGCTGAATCAGCTTCTGGAAGAACTCAGGCGATACCAGGGCGGTAACCCCGGTCATGGTGTCGCCCTTCAAGTTGTCCTCGATCTGGTTCATCACGGCGGCGCACTTGCCCAGGATGTCGGTGCCTGCGGTGCCCAGCACAAAGTCCACCGTGACCTGCGTCAGGCCAAAGGCGGTAAACAGGTTGGTGAGGGTGGAGCCGTCGCCCGAGAGCACGGTACCGCGCAGGGCGGACATGAGTTTCCATTCCTTCGTGGTGTCGTGGCGGGCGCGCATACGCTGCAGGCGGCGGGCTACCTCGGCACTGATGTCGGTGAGGCCTTCGATACCGAAGCCGCGCACGTCTTGCACGTCACCGGGCAATACGTTGTCCTCGTGCACCACTTGCTTGATGGCAAAGCTGTAGGTGTTGCGGGCGATCTTGCTGGCGACGGTGCCCTCGCCGCCCCATTCGTGATCGGGCAACAGGGCCAGGGTGCCGGATTGCTCCTCGACCACGACGCTGCGAGTGCGCACGCCCCGGCTAGCAAAGATGCCCATTTGGTTGACCAGGCCCCATTGCACGGGAAACTGGTTGATGGCGGCGGTGAGTTCGGTGAGGGTGAAGTCATTGAGTTGCATGGTGCGGGCTCCTTTTATGCGGTGGCGCGGGCCAGGATGCCTGCGGCTTTGAGTTCGGCAATGCCTGCGTCCTTGTCGTTGTCGGACATGGCGGCCTTCCAGACCAGGCCTGTCTTGTCCACAACGATGGCGTGGCGGGCGATGATCACGCCGGGCGCATCGGCGGCGCTGGCGTCAACACCGGCGGTGAGCACGCCGATGGCGGTCTGGCTACCGTCAACGGCGGCGTTGTCGTAGACCTTGATCTTGCCGCTGGCGGTGATGCGGCCGACCACAGTGCCTGCGGCGAGGTTCTGGCCGGACACGACGGTGACGTTTTCGCGCGAGTAGCGCTGATCGGCCTCGTACTTGACGAACTGGCCGATGGTGTTGGACATGGTGTTCATTGGGTGGTCTCCTTAAACGGTGGCTGCGGGTTTGCCGGTGAGCTTGGCAACGGCGCTCATGAGGGCTTTACCGGCGCCTTGGGGCTCGCCCTTGCCTGCTTCGCCCATGGCCTTGGCGGTGGACTGGCTGGCAAACAGGTTGCGGCCCTGCGCGGCCTGCTTGTGCGCCTGGTGCACAGCGCGCAGATCGGCGCTGAAGGTAGCAAAGGCTTCGTCGGGCATGGCCATGTAGGGCTTGGCGGCATCGCCTGCGGGCACGTCGCGTCCGATCTCGCCCATCAGGGCGGAAAGGTCAGCGGTGCGCCGCGCAACGCGCTGCGCTTCAATGGTGGCCTGCATTTCTGCGACCTGGGTTTGTAGCCCGGTAATGAGGGCTTCGTCTTCGGGGGTGCGTGCCATGGCGGGTGTCTCCTCGGGGCTACGTGTGGTTGGGAATTGGATGGACAGGGTCTGCCCTGCCCGTGTGTTGGGGTCTGCGCCCACGGCGACAAACGAGACTTCGCGCAGCAAGGGCTGCTCGAACACGCCTTTGACGGTGAGACTTTGGCCGTTGACGGCGATGGGCTGGGACACTTCGCGCAGGTTCGCGGACATGCCCACGCTCATTTGCAGGGGGAAGCCTTCAGCCATCAGGGCGGCGATGCTTTTTCCGGCCTCGGTGGTCTGGGTGAGTTCACCTTCAATGTGCAGGCTGACCAGCCCGGCGGGGTCGGTGTGGGTGCGGATGCGACCCTTACCCGCCAGGGATTCAATGCGGGTGTCGTGATCCACCAACACGGGGAGCTGGTCGCCCTGCGCGTTTTGCAAGGTGGAGAGGTCTATGGCCACGTCGCCCAGCCAGCCATAACTGGGAACGATTCCGCCGGAGTAGGCCACGCCGGAAAAGCGCACAGGCTTGCCCGCTTCGGGCGCGGCGCTGGGCTGCACGCTGAAGGTGAGCGTGTGCAGGCCGGTGGTGGGGGCGGATTGCTTGGGGTGATTCATGCCCGCGCATGGTGGCGGGGCTTGGGCGTGGCGTCGGGGTGACGCGGTTCAGCGGGTGGGCAGTTGCCTATTTTGCGTGGGCAGTTGCCCCTATTGTGGTTACAGGTGTGGTGGCCTAGGCGGTATCCACCCGGATTGGCGCGGAGGACGGGGTTTGCGCGCAAACATCATGCACAGCAAGGCTAGCAGCCTGTGCATGGCGGCTCAGTCTTTAGGATCGAGCCAGAAGCCCACGGCGGCCTCGCCGCTGGCGTCGGTGTCGTGCAGCCACTTGAGTTCGCGCAGCGCGGACAGGATGCCGCCACCGTCGGCAAAGCGGGTGTTGCAGTTGAAACATTGGGCGGGCGCCTCGCGGGCGGTGACGGGGAGCATGATTTCAACGCCGCATTTCTTGCAGCACACGCGCAGGCCTTTGATGCGGGCGGCGGGTATGGGGGTGTAGTCGGGCATGGTGGGCTCCTAAACGCAATGGCCTGAGCGGGTTTCGTTTAACGGGAAATGGAGGTAGTTTTGTTTCGTTTTGCGGGTTGGCATGGTTTCTCCTACAATGCGCCTGTTAGTTGGTGGCGATGTACCTGCAGGCCTACCAGAACCAACCACAAACCCGGGCGTGCAGGCGTGCCGGGTTTTTCATTGCCTGCGCCATATCGGCACACCATCGCTGCTGTAAGCTTCCCAAAGCTCTGGCCGTAATTTGTAGGCCGTCCACCCGTCCCACGATCTACCCGTCCATTTGAACGAAACAACGGTATGGTGCAATTCGCCACCAATCACGTACCGCCCAAAAATGGATAGAACATCCGGCGCATTGGTGGTTGCACCTTCTATCCACTGCACAGTAGCGGGGTCTGCCATGGTGTCAGCAAATGCAAGCATATAGCCTGCACGCTGGTTCTTTGTTATTTTCCAATTTCCGCCCTGCTTCAAAAACAGCGACTTGTCAGGGGTCAATACCACACCAATGCTATCTGTCCACCGAGAAACGCGATCCGCGTCATAGGCCTGTTCAAACAGGCGCTCCAGTGCGTGTTGCTTGTAGTGCGATGGGTCTATCAGCAGGTCGCGCGGCATCGGCTTGGGCTCGGGTAATGGCATTGCCTGATACTCTGCGGCCCTCGCCCTGAATAGCTGAATCATTCCTGCAGGAAGGCATTGAATCCGTGGGCCGATATGCTTTTTTGCAAATGACGCATCGGCATTGATGCTACAGGAATCCATGCGCTCGCGCACCAGCCGCCCCAACGTCTTGCCCCACTCCCTCGGGTCTGCACCCCACCCCGGATCCGCCTGCCCCTCCGCCGGTACATGCTGCGTAGCGCCCCCGCGTTCCTGCGCCTCTTTGCGCGAGATTTGCCGGATCGAGCAGCGGCAGCGGTGCCCCAGCGGCGG